AACCTCAACGTAATAAAAGTGTATGAAGAAACGATGAGTGGTACAAAGTCTTTACTTGGACGCAAGATCTTATTGGATGAGGTTAAGAAACACAAACCAAAGTACTTTATCTTTCACGACTATTCACGTTTTTCTCGTAATGTAAAAACAGCACTACAAATGAAAGACGAACTACATAAAGTAGGCGTGTGTTTATGGAGTATGCAAACCAATATGAAGTCACTTGACGAAGATGGCTCACCTAATCCAATAGCAAATCTTGTTTTTACTCAACTGTTGTCAGTATATGAAATGGAGAATGAAACCAGGCGAAAGCATATACGCAGTGGATTACGCAATGCAAAGGCAAAATGAACAATATGAGTATAAGAGAATTATCAGAAAATATAGCTAAAGATTTTGAATTATCAGTAAAAGAGAGAACTGATAAAATACTAGAATTAGACGCAAACCAATACACTAATTTAGGAGTTGAATCTTCTAAATCTGAAAGAAACAAAGTAAAAGCAGATTCTAAATTTCTCTATAAACAAATTAAAGGCTTTAACGAGATAGATGGTAACTTACTACTAAATCATCTTGATTAGAAAAACAATGCCTAAAACAGCAAAGAAACCGACAAGAAGTAAACTTATAAAAAAACTTGATGTTATATTTAGTCAATATATAAGATTAAGCAGATCAGATAAAAAAGGTTTTTGCACGTGTATAACTTGCGGTAAAAAAGGGCATTGGAAAAACGGAGGAATACAAGCAGGGCATTTTATGAGTAGGAAACATTATTCTACTAGATGGAATGAAGATAACGTACATCCTCAATGTGTGGCTTGTAATATGTTTAGATCAGGAGAGCAGTATAAATATTCAATTTTTTTAGGAACGGATAAGGCAAATGACTTATTTTTACAAAGTCAAAAGATAGTCAAGTTTGCAAATAATGAAATTGAACAAATGATAGCCGAATACAGCGAAAAGCTGAGAAAACTTACTTGATTGATTTCTTGTATATTGTTCTTTGTTTGAAAAGGGGTAAGATTAATTTTTTGCCCTTTTTTTTTATGTTAATTTTTTTTTATAACTTTGAATTATGGAACAATATACAAAAGCAGAACTCTATGGCAAGGTTCAAGAGCTGCAACACGAAAACGAACAACTAAAACAACAATTAATCTTAAACACTAACAAATGAGCAAATTAAACATCAATGAAAAGTTATTTAACTTACAGCAAGAAATAGGAGTTATCAGTAAGGATGCAAAAAATCCATTTTACAAATCAAAGTATTTTGACATAAACAGCTTAATAAAGCAACTTAACCCATTACTAAAAAAATATAGATTACTTCTTATACAACCTATTGAAGAAGATGCAGTCTATACTAAGATTATTTGTGTAGATGGCTCAGGAGCGGTTTTATCAGCCTTAAAACTACCAGAGATAAATGATCCACAAAAACTAGGTTCAGCAATTACATATTATAGAAGATATACATTAGCTTCATTGCTGGGATTACAGGCGGTTGATGACGATGCAAATATTGCTAGTGGAGCGGTTGAAAGGAAATGGTTAAACCAAAACACACCCGAATACAGCAAAGCAATTAAATACATACAGGAAGGAGGGGATATTGAAAACATAAAGAGCAAATATAAGTTATCTAAAAAAGTAGAGGATGAACTCACAAAACTGTAAAATAAAAAATGTATATTACCTAACACAAATTAATAAAAAGAAAATAAAAGTAAAATTTATGGAAATTCAAGGAAGTATAAAACTAATACAAGAAACAGAATCAGGAACGTCTAAAAGCGGTAAAGAATGGGCAAAGCGTACTATTGTAGTAACTACTAATGACAAATACCCGCAGGATCTACCTATTGACTTTATGGGGGACAAAATATCTCAAATAGATAATTTCCAAGTGGGCAATCCAGTAAACGTTTCGGTAAACATTAGAGGGAGCGAATATAACGGCAAATACTATTCGAGTATAAGCGGTTGGAAGATTGCCAATTATATTGATGTTACTAATAAAGCGCAGAACCCAGCACGAGAAAAAGAAGAAGACGTAGAAGTAATTGATTTACCATTTTAAATTTATAGGGGGAGTCCGCTCCCCTTTTTTATATGAAATACATAAACAAAAAGAGTTTAAGAATTAGCGAAGGCAAAACAATGCCTGATGACTTTTGGAATTATTTAGTGAATCCAATCGTAGGTTATTACGTACCAAAAGTGAATGAATTCAAAAAAGACAAAGAATTTAAATATATAAAGCCTAATAATGGTTTATGATAGCGCAAACGAACAAATTACAAGAAAAAATATTAGATATTAAGTATGGCAGAATAAAAGAAGGTTTGAAAATTGGCGTACCTGAGATTGATGAGCATATAAGACAAAAAAAGGGGTTTAGTATATTTATAGGACACGCTAACGTAGGAAAAACAACTGTAATTATTTACTTGTTTACTTTATGGGCAAGACTTCACAATCTAAAGTTCTTAGTTTGGAGTAGCGAAAACACACCTGAAAGTATTTTGAGGAAGATAATTGAATTTAAAATGGGCTTACCTATTCAGACAGCAACAGAACAACAAATTCAAGATTCTATTAATTGGGCAAATAACCATTTTAAAATAATAGATGTAGACGATCTTTATACTTACAAGCAATTATTAAAAGAGGCACAACAAATAAAATTGGCGTGGCACTATGATGGTTTGTTAATTGATCCTTATAATTCACTTTCAAAGGATGCAACAGTTTTAAAATTAACGGGTAATTCCCACGATTACGATTATCAAGTTGCATCAGAATTAAGGTTATTCGCAAAGCATCACGATTTGTCTATATACTTAAATGCCCACGGGGTTACTAGTGCATTGAGGCAAGTGCATCATTCAGGACACGAATACGAAGGATTGACAAAGCCTTTAGCGATGAGCGATATAGAGGGAGGCTCAAAATGGAGTAGTAGAGCGGATGACGTTTATTGTATTCATAGATATGTAGCGCACCCAACTGATTGGATGTATAGCCATATTCACGTTTTAAAAATAAAAGAAAATGAAACGGGTGGACGTCCAACAACCTTTGAAAACCCAATACAATTAAAAATGAAAATAAACAACGTAGGATTTGAATTTTTAGGCAGGGACTTGATGCATAAAGGTAAAAAAATACATAAATTACAAATATGATAATCATAGGATTTTTGCTGCTAGTTTCTTTAATTTTTGTAATTATAGGACAAATAAAAAAGGCTGATATTATTTTGTCTCCTATTGTGGGAATTATGTTTGGTTTTTTATATAACAAAGACGAGTATAAAGAAGATCAAGAAATTACCCTGCAATGTTTGTTGGGTATAATTTGTATTACAGTTATATGGATAAGCCCACGAAATGGCTGAATAAGGTAGCAAAACAGCATAATGAATGGATTAACATTGTCAAAGGATTTGGCGAGTATCAATATTCTGAGGATATTGTACAGGAAATGTATTTAACTATTTACAAATATGCGGACGAAAGCAAAATAATAAAGAATAATATAGTTAGCAGGGGTTACATTTTCTTTACTTTAAGGAGTATTTATTTTCAATACTACAATAAAAAAGGAATGATTAACAAAGTATATTTAGACGATTATAATATTAATCCTCCCGATCAAACTAATATGGAGGAACAGGAAGCGTTTCATAAATTATGCACTAAAATAGATAATTATATAAATGACTGGCACTGGTACGAAAAAAAACTATTTGAGATATATAGGGACACGGATTTAAGTATTAGAAAGATAGCAAACAAAACTAACATAAGTTGGGTATCTATATTTAATACATTAAAAAACTCAAAAACAGAAATTAGAAAAAAGTTTAACGAAGATTACGAAGATTTAAAAAACGAAGATTATGACAGAATTTAAAGGAGACAAAAGAACAAAAGAATATAAGCAATGGAAGAAAAACCACGAAGCAGCAAGTAATGGTTTAGGCGATACAGTAGAAAAATTAACAAAAGCAACTGGAATAAAAAAAGCAGTTAAGTTTGTTGCAGGGGAGGATTGTGGATGCGATCAAAGAAAAGAAAAGTTAAATAAATTATTTAGATATAAAAAGACTAATTGTTTAACAGAATCAGAATTTGAACTGATTAAAATGGCAATAGACACAAATAAAAGAACATTCACAAGCGAAGATCAAGAAATATATAAAAGAATATACGAGCGAATATTTAATGCACGAATAGAATGTACATCTTGTTCTTTTGTTAAGGTTATTTGGAATGATCTTGCACGGGTTTACAAAACTTATTTATGAATGAAAAGGAATTATTTGAATATCTAAAAAAATGCTGTTATCCTGATTTAGAGATGGCAACGAATAAAATGAGTCGCTGGGACTGTTACTCTCCTAAAACGCATCATAGAATAGAATTAAAATGCAGGGGAAAGCATTATGATACTTTACTAATTGAGAAAAAAAAGTTTGATGCTATTATTGAGAAATGCAACGATAATTTAGACATTCCAATTTATATTAATTCTACACCAAAAGGAGTATATAGATTTAATTTGTATATTGCCAAAACAGATTGGGAAATACAGTTCCACAATAAAACAACTGAGTTTAAAAACAAAAACAAAATACCAAAAGAAATTGCATTATTAGACGTTAAGGATGCAGAAGAACTATAAACAATGAACAAGAAACTAAACAATATCAAGGAGGCAGAATATTACGCTAACTTTAATTACGTAGGTGCATACATAGTCAAATCAAGAAAAGCAAAGCCAAATAATGAACCGTTGAATAAAATGTACCACGCTTGGCAGGAGGTGGCTTTTTATGTAAATAACCTTATAACAGAGCAAAGATACTATAACCAGTCTTTAGGCGAATACAGAGCGGACAAGATCAGAGCGATTGAGAGAGCTAGATTAGCAGATAAAAAAGTACAAGAATTAGAAAAACAATTAAACAAATACAAAGCGTTATATGGATAAATTTTTCATAGGTTATATTTTATTTAGATCAATAGAGTATATAGCACAAACAATATTTAAAAAATGAGTGATAGCATTAAAAAGTACTTAGAAACAATGGAGGACAGGTGGACAGCCGACTCAACCTATTCAGATAACGAGATTCCACAGGATTTGATCGTACAGAGGGTTTTAAGCAAAATGAAGGGTAGAAGTAAGGAAGGGATAAAAAAGTACGGTACGACGCTCTATGATAGCCCTGATGGGTTCTATTCGTTCCTGAATCATTTGCAGGAGGAGCTTATGGATGCA